CGTTTGCCGTGTCAAAAATCGGTTTTGAGGTGGGGCATTCGAGGTCAATTTTCTGAGATGCCCCACCATACTTAGGTCTAACAGATTCGGGAATTTGTTGGCGCCACCACTGTGACTCAGTGAGCCAACCATGGTGGAAATCACCATGGTTGACCGAGGCATCTCCATGACGGAGATACCTCGGGTGTTCTCATCGTGAGAATACCCATATTGGTGATTCAAATGGGTATCAGGATTATCCGGATACCTTTCAGGGCTGCTTCGAGAATGTGCGGCGGGGGGGGCTATCTGGCGGACGACTGCCAGTTAGTTTGGCTACGAATCAGAGTCGTTGGACTTCTTGCGGCGGTGACTTTGGGAGCGTGTTGGCAATGATGGCTTTAGGTGTTCGTATTCGGGGTTCACTTGTCCCTGGGCATTCAGGACGCCAAGTTCCGTTCCTGCTCTCACCATTTCCACAGCTACTCGGAAAGCCTCATTGAAGTCAGATTGCACAACACAATCGGCATAGCGCCCAATGAGTTCCATCATGCGATCGGCTTGCGGATCGTTGCTCTTCACTACTCGATCGACGACAAGGCTCAGATACACGGCAGTTATCGTCAGAAGACGGTCGCGTGCCGCAATTTTTTGGGTCAGGTCGTCCCGGTCGCTTAGCCGTTCAAGGAGTTCGTCAACCTCCGATTGCTTCACGGGGTCTTCAAAACTCCGCTCGAGTCTGGCCACTATTTCGGCGTTCATGCTTTTGCTGGTCGTATCTGACGCCTCCTGCAGTTTGCCGTGGAGTTCGCGCGGGATGCGAAGAGTAATGCGTGTGTAGCGATCATCGTCCATGCCCGGATTACACCATTTTCGTGTCAAAAAGTCTTGACACTGTTTTGGTGTCATCATATTCTTTGAATTAACGACACCAAAACAGTGTCTTTGTTGGAGGTGGAGATGAAAGGGATTGTTCGTTCGCAGTACCGCTTGCCTTCGGACGTAGACCGCTGGCTGTCCGAGCGGGCAAAGGCGGATGTGCGCTCAAAGAATGCGCAAATGATTGCAGGGCTGCGCAAACTTATGGCGCTTGAAAAAGAAAACGCCCCGTCGGCTGGCACCGGCGAGGCGTTGTTGACGCAGTGACCCCTATCAAAGGAACACAGATCATGCAGAAGAATAGCATCCAGGCGGCAAAACGCCAAATTTTGGTGCCGTTTCACGGCACGAACCTGTTGCTCGTCGAACACGATGGTCAGCCCTACACGCCAATGAAGCCGATGGTCACAAACATTGGTCTTGGCTGGGTCGGTCAGTTCGAGAAGGTTAAAGAAAACGAAGCCCGTTGGAGTATTCGGAATATCCGAATGGTTGCTGAGGACGGCAAACAACGCGAGCAGGTATGCATTCCGCTGCGTAAGCTTCCAGGCTGGCTCATGACCATGGAGCCGAACAAGATCAAGAATCCAGAGGTGCGTAGTCGCGTTGTTCAGTACCAGAACGAGTGTGATGACGTTCTTTGGAAGTACTGGACCGAGGGCGTCGCCATCAACGAGCGCATGGCCTTCTCGGTAAATGCTGGCGATGTCCTGACTGGGGAGCAACAGGAATTGTTGCGCTTGATGGTCAAAACCCACGTTGAGCGCTTGCCGAAGATCAAGCAGGGCGCTGCGGCAACAAAGGTATGGTCGAAGCTGAAAGCTCACTTCAAGGTGGCATATCGTCAGATTCCGCAATCGGAGTTCACGGAGGCTGTAAGCATCGTGACCCGGACGGCAGCCGAGTGGGAGGTGCTTGACGCTGAACCAAAGGGGGAATCGGATTTGGTCGCGGTGATCGAACAGATGGATGCGCTCGATGCACTACGCAGGATCTTGTCGGGGGACCGTTGGTTGCTCAGCTACGACGACGATCGTTGGCGGCTCAAACTCATCAGCCACGATGCGTACATCCTTACGGAGAGTCAGATCGTGGGACTTATCCGCGAGCCCGGAGTCATTTCCGAACGCCTGCTTCCGAGCATCATCGCGGTGGCAGCCGAGCGACTGACTCATCTCAGTCCGTTCCGGATTGAAAGTCGGGCCGCGGCCTGAAGCGGTTTCTCGGAACCCAGCCGCCAGCTTTTAGTTGAGCGGCTGGTAGATCTGCCGCATTTCCCCGTTCACACATTTGATAGTGACCTTGCCTTGCTTCAGATAGAGCTTTCCATCTGGGGCGGCAAGGAGCTTGCTTGTCACGTAGCTCTCAGGGTAGTCGCATGAGGGCTGGACGTAGCCACCTTTTGCATCCCGTATCGCTTCGACGGTATCGCTATTCACCCGGAAATACGTAGGCTGTTCGCGCTCATTTGGAGTCGCTAAGGGCCTTCCAGCGATGATGCCCAGAATTGGCTCATTTTGGTCCTTCGGGACATAGGTGAGTGATCGATTCATAGCTTCAAACGCTGTCCCAGGCTGTAGTCGTGCGCAGTTGTCCGGCAGGGGCGCGTCGGGGTGGCGCGTGGACTGATACACGGCTTCCGATGTGGTGCAGGCCACGGATCCGCTGTCTTTCACCCTGAAGACGGGCTCTGCGCTCGCATTGGCAAGAACCAACGACATTCCGGACACGAAGAGAACGAATTTCACTGACTGATTCTCCTATATGACTACTGAAAACATTGCCCTGAGCATCAACAGGACGCGACTCTCAGGGTGGACGCGCTTGCGCGTTACGCAGGGGATTGAGCGTTGTCCGAGCGACTTCGAACTAGAGATGACCGAGATTTTCCCGGGGCAGGCTCAAGACATTATCGTAAATCCCGGGGAGTCCTGTGTATTGGAATTGAATGGGAAGCCTGTCGTGACCGGATTTGTCGATCGGGTTGTACCAAGCATCTCAGCCGAAGGGCACGAAATCAGGGTAACAGGTCGGGGGCAGTGCCAGGACTTGGTGGACTGTGCCGCAGTCTGGCCGAACTACCAAATGAGTAACGTTACCGCGTACTCGATGGCTCAGCAATTGGCTGAGAAGTACTCGGTGAGCGTAAAGTGCGACGTCGACAACCTGTTGGTGATCCCTCAGATCAACATCCTGCCGGGTGAGAGCACCTTCGATATCGTTGAGCGGACGGCGCGGTATAGCGCGCTACTTGTTTATGAGGGGGCTGACGGGAGTATGGTGCTCGCTCGCTCTGGCACCGAAGCGATGGCCAGCGGTGTGCAAGAGGGCATCAATCTTGAGGCGGCGACTGTCGAGCGTTCGATGGATCGGCGATTCTCCGAGATCGTCGTTATGTTGACCGGCACGAATAACATGCAGGATCTGAGTTCGATCAACGATCCGCATTTCATCGCCAAAGATCCTAACGTTCCACGCTTCCGTCGCCGGGTGGTTATCGCCGAATGCGGCGAACTCGGGTGGGAAGTAGGTAAGAAGCGAGGGCTGTGGGAGGTTGCTCGCCGACGCGGTCGCGCTGAGACCGTGCACCTCACGGTGGACAACTGGCATGACGTCGCAGGGAACCTGTGGGAGCCGAACAAGCTCATCGACGTGCTCATCCCAAGTCTGAAGGTGGCGGGCGACCAAGCTGGCACGGTACCGGTTCGTTATCTCATCGCGGAGGTGACTTTCACTTTGGATGAGTCTGGAACTCATGCAAATCTCACGCTGATGCCGCCGGAAGCATTTGAGCCGGAACCCATCCTGCTTTACCCGCAATATGGTGACCTGGTGGGCACTGTGTTTGGTCGTTAAGGGGCGGATATGTTTGAGCGGCTCACGCAGCGGGTTCTCTTGACTGTTGCCAGGGCGTTGGTGACCGTCGTGCGAGATGCCGGCGGAATTCAGGTCATGCAGGTAAAGCTGAGTGCGAGTGAAACCCGTGATGGGCTTCCTCGATTCGCTGAGTTCGGCTTCTCGTCGAATCCTCCCGAGAGTTCGGATGCCGTTGTGGCATTCATTGGTGGGGACCGTTCCAAGGGTATTGTCATTGGGACTTGTCACCAGCCGTCGCGCCCTCGCGGCCTGAGCCCTGGCGAGTCGATCCTACACAGTCAGGACGGGAAGTCTGTCTATCTGACGGCGGACGGAGGGATCGTGGTCGAAGCTAAGGGGCAGCCTGTCGTGGTCAACAATGCATCTGATGTCACTTGGAACTGCTCCGGCAAGTTCAAGCTAGTGGCGCCAGGCGGTGTCGAGTTTGATACGCCACTGGTGAAATCGAGCGGCGACATGCAAGACAACTTCGAGACCAATCCCCACACGCTTGCAGATATGCGGCAGATTTCGAACGAGCATACGCACCCGGTCAAGGGCGTGCAGGGCGGTTCGTCGAGCGTAACGAGCGATCCGCCAAATCAACAGCAGTGAACGCTGCCAATATCGATCCACAAGCCTCCCTCGCGGAGGCTTTTTTGTTTGGTGCGCATGGATACCTCAACCGTTTGGGACTCTGCTGCGAACCGAGGTGACTGGGTTCTCGCCGGCGCAGCGCTCGAGACGGGAAACGACGTCACAACGGCGCTATTGATCAGTCTTTTTACCGATCGAATGGCGGATCTGGACGACATCATTCCAGACGGCACAACTGACCCGAGGGGCTGGTGGGGCGATGACGTCGCCGCGGGCCCGATCGGTTCTCGAATGTGGCTCATCTTTAGAGAGAAGCAGACCAAAGAGACGCTGCAGAGGGCATACGACTATATCGTCGAAGCCATCCAATGGATGATCGACGATGCGGTCGTGGCCCGATTCGACATAAACGTGTCGTGGATCAGGCGAGGCCAGTTGGGCGCCCAGATCACGGCTTACAAGCAGGATGGCTCAATTGTGCCGAATGCATTCACATGGGCCTGGCAGGGGAATGACTGATGCCGTATCAACGACCCACACTAACTGAGCTTCAGCAGCAGGTTGCGTCCGACATCGCGTCCAATGTACCCGGCTCCGATCCGTTGCTTCGGTTTGCAAACCTGAAGATTACTGGTCGAGTTCAAGCAGGGCTAGCACACCTCCATTACGGATATATCGACTACATCGCCAAACAGGCAGTTCCGTGGACGTCCACAGGCGAGTATCTAGCGGGGTGGGGGGCGTTGCGCAACACGTTCCAGAAATCGCCCACTGCCGCGTCAGGAGTGGTCCCGTTCTCGGGGGTGCCGGGCACTTTGATTCCTGCGGGCTCGTCTGGCGCGCGGGGAGACGGGGTCACCTACACCTCGCAAGC